TGGCATTGTTTTCATTTCTTTGCCGAGATAAGGATTGTTCATCCAATAATCAAAATCATCTTTATTTTGTATATTGTACAACCCTCGATACTGCGTGTCAAGTTTTATTTTGTTGGCAAATCCTAACAATTTTTCTTTGTCCAGCATGATTTCTTCTACGTGTTTCATAAAGTTAGACACACATCCAAATATCATAGCAGTTCTAGTTCTTTGCCACTCAGTGATACTACCATATTTTTCAAACCAAGGAGTGCCGGCTGTGTTTAACATTTCATAAAATTTTTCTTTAGGCATATCTAGTTGAGGATATTGTTTTTTAACATCTTCTAATATGATTCTATATCTATCATCTGGGTCTCTACTATATTTCATTGTACTGTTGTTCAGATAATACAATCCTGTTTCAACTGCTCTAGAATGTGTAGTAGAATCGTATGAAATTTCCATACGGTCATACAAACCATTTTGACAAAAAATCAAATAAGGCAGTAGGCGTCTAATTGATCCAACACCCAATATGTGAAGGTGCATTTTGTCTTGATGCCAAGGTATTTGACTTGCAATAAAGGCTCGTTGTACATCTTCTAACGGACCTGTACCGAGTGCTGCTGCTCCCAATGCAAGTCCTCCTATACGATGGTGTTCTGACTGAGGTATTTCATCCAACACCCAATCATACCATTGCATATAGGTATCATAACAATGACCTTGTAAAATTAAAAAAGGTTTACAATTACTGTCATTTTGTTCAAAAACTTCTAGTTGTCTTTTAATATTTTTACCAGTAAGTCTTGCATAATGTTCAAAGTTATCTTTGTCAAAATACCTGTCTCTTGTAGCATTACGTTCTGATCTTTCTCCTGTGAGAACCAAAGGTATTTCATCAAAACACATACCAACGTCTGCCCACTTAGCTTGATTTTCATACACCTTATCTTTTAATTCAGGCGTAATAGTTTTACCAAGCGTAATCATTTGCAAACCACCAGAATCAGCGTGTATGTTTTGGATATGGTTTGTAAACTTTTGCATACGTTCACCAAAACCCGATTCGGCATAGGCGTTGTACAGTAATGAACAATTGTGAGAGTATTTACCGTCAAAAAAGTGGTCAAACAATTCGTTTACTACTTCTACGTTTGTAGTATTGTTTATCAATTGTGGATTTGTCAGACGAACATAAGATGTGCCTGATAACACATATTCTAGTTTTCTATTCATAATTAAGACTTTAAAATATCAATAATTAAACGTGCTTCAGCAATAGCATCGTGTAAGGCATTGTGATTGATGCCTGTTTTTTCTAACTTTTTATCTAATATATTTGTCAGTGTACGCAAACAATAAATGTCCCAAAACTTCCATGGCAAGTGTTGTCCGTATTCTTTGTCTTTATCATACCCTATAGCATAGTATGCTGATTCTAGTATGGTTATATCAAAGTTAGCACCGTTACCCCAAATAGGATTGCCTGTTTCATAAAAATCTGCAAACTGTAAAAGAGCATCAGTCAACGGTATAGGATTTTCTTGCCATGATTTACGTGCTTCAGGTGTTTGCTTTGTCCACCATTCAATTGTGTTTTTGTCAAAGTGTAAGCCGACATCTTTACAGGTAGTTGGCTCTACGTTTACAAAAAATTCATCAAGTATACCATCCTCAAGTGTAAATTTTACAGCGCCTATAGACACGATACACGCATTTGCGTGTGTACTAAGTGTTTCTAAGTCTACAACAACTTGAGGTTGATTGGGTTTTATTCTCATCTTGGAGCGTGATCCTGTTGTAATTTAATATTGTCAAAAAATTCTTTCCTAGTTCCCGCATCATTGAAAAAGCTACCTTTAAGAACCGTTGTCTGAGTCAAAGAACTATGTGCCTGAACACCTCTGTGTTCTACACAGCCATGAGTAGCCTGTATATAAACACCTAAGTTCTGACTGCCAGTAGCCTTCATAATTTCACTAGCAATATCATTCGCCAACTCTTCTTGTAGTGTGCCTCGTCTTGCACACCATTGTGCTATACGTGTATATTTAGACAAACCAATTAGTTTATCTGCCGCAATGATACCTATGTAAGCTACGCCTTTGACGGGTTGATGGTGATGTGAACACATTGAAGTTATTTCGCTGCGAACAACAAGCATACCTTCAAAACCATCATCTATATGATTAGGAAATGCTGTAGCGTTTGGCATCATTTCATAACGACCTGCCATTAATTCATTGATATACATTTTAGCAAGTCGCTTGGCAGTGCCTTGTGAATTAGGATCGTTTTCACTGTCAATGACAAGACTGTCAAGAACTCCACTGAATTTTTCAGTCAATTCTTCTACTAGTTTTTCCTTCTCACCTTCGTGTAAAAACTCAGCAATATTGTCTGAGGCATAGTATCTTTTACCTGCTTTTTTTAGCCTAGATTTTATTAAATTACTTACCATTTTTGATGATTCCATTGTTCCAATTTTCACTCACATCGTTAGCATAGTGGATACTTTTATTTGGCAATGCTCGCATTTCTACTAGTTCGCCATCTTCGTAAAGTTCTACCACATACATAACATCTGATTCGTTTATATTAGGATTCATTTCTTTTCGTATTGCACTAGTTCTCATTGTAGCTCCCATGGAAAATCTAACCATCTGCTTTCATTATATAAAGTTGAACCCCAAAAGTCAAGTGCTATTGAAGGTTGTTTATTAAATAATGCACAATATTGTACGTCAGGAGCAGTTTCTTTTACTTGAAAAAATGTTTCTCCTGAATCGACTAGATCATCCACTATAAGAGTTTTGCTACTATTATATTTAGACAAGAGTTCTCTGTCTTTTTTATCGCCGTCTCTTGTTTGCCACACTAATGGAATAAAATTAACACCCAAAGCGTGAGACAGCATCACTCCAGGTACAAGTCCGCCTCTGGATAATCCTATAATATTGTCAAATTCAATTTCTTTTCTTTTAATACGTTTAGATATCTCTTCTACTAATACTTCAACGTAATCCCATTCAACTGACATGGTGCTATGTTCCGATTTGATTGCCAAAGACATAAGCATGGTTCCTCGTAGCGACTTTATAACCTTGTTGCATTGCCATGATGCAAATATTGGCAACCTTTTCCTGATCTTCTTTTGTAGCGCCTACAGGCATAATCCAAATATCAGGAACAGGTATTTCAGCATGTAAACAATATTCAATAATTTCATCTTTATAGTGAGCGATCTCACGCCAACTAGCAGTGCTGCCATTACACACAAACTTTATGCAAGATGTGCCTTTAACACCGTCAACATATGACATAAAATTACCAACATCAACTGCATCTTTTTCACCTGAAGTATGCAAAATTTTTGGACTGATAGCCCAATGCCAACGTATACCCATTTCAGACAAATATGTATTGATATAGTTTTGAAGATCAGGATTCAAAGGCTTTGTACCGTTTGTTTCTACTGTGATAATTTTAGGGACATTACCTCGATGAAGAAACTCGCCTACTATTGCTTTCATGTGTCGTTGGCGTAACATGGGTTCACCACCAGTAAAAGCCAACATATTTTCTTGCCCAGTAAAAGGATTAATAAAACTACCATAGGGGAGTTTAGACTCTAGTTCATCACAAATACCTTCAACCGTTGTGTCTTTAGCTAGGTGTTTATATTTCATTGACCATGAATAAGAACTATCACAACCATACTCCCATACGGGAAGTTCTTCGACTGTTCGTATTCTATTGGGATCAAATTCTTTGTATGGAAGTTTATGACTTTCTGGCAATGCAGGATTTTTTTGTCCGAAACCATTACACTCTAGGTTACATCCGAAAAAACGTAACCAAACAGTAGGAGTTCCGGCTAGTTCTGCCTCGCCCTGGAAAGAATAAAATGTTTCAGAGTATCTGATTTTCATAATGTATATTATATAGCACTAAAAGCTATATGTCAAGAATTATTTTCTTCGTCAAAATATAACGGGCGGCGCTTGTTTTTGGCAGAATCTGGTATGATACTATCCAATTGGGCTTTTTCTTTCATATTGGTGTCTACTTGATCTCTTACCCAAGAGAGATATTCATAATTGTGTCCATCACCTTCAATTTCATCCAACAACTGCTGAAGATCAATGTTTTGGAAGTAGTTTAATTTTGTCTCAGTTTGTCTTGCTTCTTTCTTTATACGCCTAACAAAAGAATAGTAAGTTATTTGTGTAAAGTATGCAAAAGGATTGTCAGACTTTTCAGGATTGAAACGGTCAGCATATCTCAAACAGTTTTCAATGCCGTCAAGTATCATTTCGTCTCGGAAAGTATAGTTTACAAAATTAGATTTGTAAGCCAAATGATTTGAAATTTTAACAAAACACTCACCTAAATAATTTGTACACTGAGGTGTCGGCTTATCGTTCGCAACAGCTTCGTCCCACTCAGCTTTCCACTCCTTAATAGCTGCGTAGAACTTTTTATTATCTACATAGTGTGCGTTTTTTGTTTTTTTCATGTTCAACTCCATAATATAATAATACGATCTTTATAATACTTTGTCAAGTAAAAAAAATGCTTGACAAAAATTCGTTCGGTTGCTATAATATCCTTGTTAGGATTAAAGGGATATTCTAATGTAGCTTCCCATCATCAGGCTTCTTCACTGACATATTCTCTATCAGATTATCTACTTGTTCTTTAAGTCTAGTTCTATCCTCAACTGACATATTCGATATTTCATCATCTATTTCTTCTACATTTTCATTTTGTAAAAACTCACCAGAGAATTCTTTAGTAGAAAAGTAAACACTATTTACCATATCTTCATACGATGAAGCTAGTCTTTCTGCCAATGTAGATGAAGTTAAAATATGCAATTGATCTATAGAAACATCTGTTTCTTCACTCATTACTAGATAAGGCTTCAACACCATGTGTTCACCTACTATTCTGCCTTCTTCATTTGCAATTGAATTGGCTGTGACTTCTAAAGGGTAGTGTATAATAGCACACTCAGTTGACCACTCAACGTCTCCAACAAGAGTCAGTCCGTTGACTAAGTTTAAAATTTGATAACTATTCGACATTTATAGGTACTCTTACTAATTTGTAATTGAAATTTTCTTCATTGTATATTTTTATACGTTCAACCATGTGAGTCAGCGTATAATTTTTCTTAGACTTCCACTGTAAATCATCACCTATATCAAACAGATTGCAAGAGACTTTGTTATCTCCTTTACGCAATCCTCTACCAATACTTTGTAAGTTTCGGATTCTGCTTTTACTAGGTGAAGCAAAAACAATATTATGTAAGTTTCTAATATTTATGCCTGTTGAAAACGTCCCATATGAAGCTATGATTATAGCATCCTCTTCTTTTTCTGTAATAGAACGTATTTGTTCTCGTGTTTCAGTATCAGTGCCACCAAACACAAAGAAAACTTTTCTGTCAGGACACTTTTTTGTAATCATGTCGTGTAACACTTTACCATGTTTTTCTACAAACTGAAACAAAACTAACGTGTTGCCTTTTTGTGTTGTAGATAAATTGCGTATGACAAGATTGCGTTTGTGATTTGATACTAACCAATCCATTTCTTCCTGATATGACATACCCTTGACAGTTTTTCTGTCAACCTCAGAGTAATCAAGCACCATTGCTATAATTTTTAAGTCAGCAACTTGTTTTGACTCCATCAATTTTTTAGTCGTAATGACTTTTTTGACTTGACCAAATATACCCTCAAGAACTAATTTGTGTGTTTTAGATCCGTCAAGTGTTCCTGTTGTGCCAATACGATACTTAGCATTGACACATTTATCTAATATTGTAGTAAGTGATTTGGCTTTAAATAAGTGTGCTTCGTCTCCGTAGATAACATCAAACTTATCAAACCAGGACTTTGGAAATTTATAGATAGACTGCCAAGTAGATATAGTTACAGGATATTCGTTTGACTTTTCTTTGCCGCCATATATTCTGTGACAGTTCTCGGACACAGCCCAATCGTTTGCGGTGGCGTAGTCTTGGAAATCACCGTACATTTGTTCAACAAGTGAGGTTGTAGGGACAATAATAAGTTGCTTTCTATTGAGGTGCTGATGATAACGAATAAGATTATAGATGATAAGCGACTTACCCGATGCTGTAGGAGATAACAACAATGCTCTACCAGTGTTGATAGCGTGCTTGACAGCTTCAACTTGATAGTCTCGTATTTCAATGTCTTTCTCTCCACTTTGTAAATTTAATTTTTCAGCAAAATTTTCAACATATTTTGTAGACACAGGATCACCTATGTTTTCTATGTCTAGTTCTACTTTATATTCTAGTGTGTCAGCAAAGTCCTGCAAGTAAGGAAGTAATCCTACATATAGCTCTTGCCTATACATATTAAACAAACGTGCTTTACCATCCCACATACGATTTTTGTATAGTGGCATGAATCTTGCACCCGGTACTTCAAAGGTAAAGAAATCATTGAGCTCTTGTGATATACCTGGCTCTGTTTCTATCTTTAGATGTACTTCATTTTTCTTACTTACTTTTATCACATCAAACCATTAGTAAACTTTGTCCATTCAACCGCATTTTTTATATCCCATGTTCTACTATTTAGTGACCTCATAATAGTCTCACATTGATATAGACAAGCCTTTACATACTCTACTTTATCGACAATTTTTATGACATCTTCGTCACTGTCTAAAAATTCTTGCATTTCATTTTTTAATGGTTGATTACCTAAGTATTGATCCCAACCCAATTTGTCAAGTTCTTCCTTAGACAGCTCACCCCTGAAGTAACGATGTTTTATTCTACGCAAAGTCAACATCTGAGATTCATATTTTCTCAGTTGTAATTTAAATGTTGTTAAATAATTTAAATATTTTGCGTGTAATTCAGGAGTTTTAGTAGATTCACTACCTAAATTCAACTCATCTATTTTACAGTCAGACTTCCACTCTTCCTGTAATTCGTTTAACGTAATCATAATGTAACCTCATAATATATACCTATATTTATATAGTTGCAATCTCGTATTGTCTGTATCTAAAAGAGGCAATACCTTGAAAATACTCAGTGCTGCCAGAGCTAATATCAAAATCTAACCCACCCAATGCTGTAGGATAAGCATCAATAAATTTAATTTCTATGTTAGGATTGTTGTTTGAATCTAAAGCAAATAGTGATGCGTCACTAAACAACGCTTTGTCAACTAGTTTACTAGACTTGGTTCCAGGGAATCTATATGATTGATTAGAAACAAAATCAGTAAATTGTTTTGTAGATTCTGGATTACCCAATCCGACTAACCAGTTATAAAGTTCCTTATAATTTTGCATACCTTCTTGTATCAGAAATCTAATATTGAGTGTGCCAAAGGTAACTTTTTCTCCAGGCACAAAGTAATCTACTAGTGGGGTTGCCACAGTAGCTTCGCCTAAAGTTATATCTGGTATGTTTGCTGATTGACAGAAAAATGAGACGTTGGGAAGGTTGTGTACTTGAAATTTAAAGCCGTTCGGTTTTAGATAATCTAGTTCACTAGGATTCCCAGCGTCCCATGTTGCTTCTGTTATACTTGCGGTTGGGGTATAAGCCAT